GGTGACCCTGCAATTATTGGGGTGACATGTTCAATAGTTTCTGATATGACTAACGGCAAATATAAATTGTTAAAATGGGACAGACAGGAAAAAACATACTACCCAATCGAAATAAATATTTTTCAAAACTAGTTGACAATATAAAATTCTCCTATATATACCTTTTACGAAAGGTAAAATTATGAATATAAATTTAAGACAGGATGCTCCTGATCAAACTGATAAAGTTGATGTCAATGAATTATCAGAAGCAATTGAACAATTTAAATCTGTTGGTGCACAAATACTCGCAACAGAAATAAAATTAAAAGAACTTAAAGAACAAGAAAAATATATTTCTGAATTTGTTATTCCAGAAATAATGAACAAACAAAATTTAAAAACTGTAAAACTTACAGATGGTTCAGAACTATCTGTTGGTAAAAAGTTTTTTGCTTCAGCTAAAGCAGATAAGAAAACTGAAGCGATACAATGGCTTCGAAATAATGGCTTAGGGGATATTGTGAAAAATGAAATCACAGTAAACTTTGGTCAGAACGAAGATAACAAGGCTATCGAATACGTTAACCTTGCCCGAGGGAGTGGCTATGAACCTTCTCAAAAAGAAAGTGTTCACCACTCTTCTCTTTCAGTAGTGATGCGAGAATGGAAAGAAAAAGGAAATGAAATTCCCGCTGATCTATTTAATGTTTTGGACGGAAATCGTACAAGCATTACTAATAAAACTAAACAATAAATAATAAATAATAAGAGGTAAATAATATGAGTACACAAGTCGTAAAGAAAAATAGTGCAGGTGCACTATCCGCTGTAAACCTAAGAGCTGATTCAGGCAGAGGTGCAGAGGAAATAAGATCAGATGACGTATCAACACCGATTCTGAAAATCTTACACCAACTATCACCAGAATGTAATTCTAGAAACGCTAAATACGTTGAAGGAGCTACACCTGGAATGATATATTCTAGTAGTTTTGGACAACTAATAGATGGTAATAAAGGTCTAGATGTGGTGGTGGCACATTCACAAACTAGATATCCAGAATGGCAGGAAAAAGGAGATAGTGTTGCAGCACCAGTTGGAACACATTTAACACCACCTGCTAACTCAAAAGAAGAAATTAGAGGTATCAAATATAGATTACTAAATGGTAACTATGTTGAGAAAACTATGTACTTCTTTGTACTTGCAATGGTTAATGGTGAAGCAAGAAAAGCAGTGATCACAATGAGATCATCTAATCTTACACCAGCAAGAGAACTTAACAATCTTATTTCTAATTTAAGAATGACAGATGATAAAGGTTCTTTTCAACCAGCAGCATATTCAGCAATCTTTAAATTAAAGACTGTTGAAAAAAGTGCAGGAGATAAAACTTGGCATATCTATAAACCATCATTAGTTAGAATGTTAGACGTGTCTGATGAATCAGATGCATCTATTTACAAGATAGGTCAAGACTTTCAAAAACAAGTATCTTCAGGTTTAAATAAACCTAAGTATGAGAAAGTTGACGAAGATAAGTCTAAAGATATTATCTAATTCCCTAAGGGAAAACTTGCAAGACAAGGCAGGGCCGGGAGACTGGCCCACCTTAAAATAATAACAGGATGATATATGAAAGATTACATAGAATATTTTACAGGATTACAAAGAAGTTATGGTGTCTGTAAAGTTGATGACGGATACATTGACGAAATAACAGGCAAGAAAAAATGGAAACATGAGTGGGCTAAAACACCGGTCACTGATCAAGATTACGAAGATCATATAAAAGGAATTAAATCAATAGGTATACAACCTTGTACTGACGATGGTATGGCAAGGTTTGGTGCAATTGATGTGGATAAATATCCAATTGATACAAAATTTTATCTTGATGTAATTCAAGATAAAAGCTTACCAATCATCCCTGTCCTATCGAAAAGTGGTGGATTACATTTATATGTATTCACCACTCGATGGGTTAAGGCAAAAGAAATAAGAAATTTTTTAGAAGAATTATTATTTGTATTTAAATTACCACAAGCTACAGAAATATTTCCAAAACAAACTAAACTAATATCAGCTGATGGCACAATATCTAATGGTAACTTTATCAATTTACCATACAACGGAGATGATAGAAAAGCTTTAGATGTAGATGGAACTAAAATGTCTTTTCAAAAGTTTGTAGAAACAGTTAAATTAAATTTAGTAGATCCGTCTAAGTTTAAGAAATTAAAAGAATTTGTAGTTTATTCAGAACTAAAAGGTGGTGGAGAAGAGTTTCACGATGGTCCACCATGTTTACAAAAATTAACTAAAGAGCAGATGACTTTTACAGATGGTAGAGATCGATTTTTATATAACTATATGGTGTTTGCTAAAAAGAAATATCCAGATAATTGGCAGGATATGATTCTTCAAGCAGGAAGAAATTATTTTAAGTATGATAAACATTGGACAGATGATTTTATAAAATCAAAAATAAAAAGTTGGGAAAAACAAGATAAAGGATTTATTTGTACTGATCCATTATTAGAACCAAACTGTATGAAAGCATTGTGTGTAAAAAGAAAGTATGGTGTTTTATCTGGCAATAAGGCTAATTATCCAACATTAAGTAATCTACAAAAGATAAATTTTAAACCTAATCCACAATGGAAAATAACTGTAGAAGATCCTGAAGAAGGCGAAACAGTACAGTTGCATTTAAAAAATACATATAAGTTTCAAGTACATGAATTTAAAAACGTATTATTTGAACAAGCATTAATTGTAGCACCACCAATTAAACAGGATCAATTTGATATGATTTTAAAATCATTAAGTACACCAAAAGATAAAGTAGAAGTAATAGAACCTGCAGAAGGTACAAGTCCATTAGAGATATTAAAGAAATTATTACATAAACATATATACGGGGCTCAGGCAACAAGCTTCATGTCTTTCTCTAGTGGTAGACCTTTAGTTACAAAAGAATTTGCATTTTTCGTATTTGATAAGTTTTTAGATAAATTAAAAAATGAAGAATGGAAGTATGATGCACAAACAACTTCTTATATGATAGAGCATGAATTGTTTGATAGTGATGATCCAGACAAAGAGAAAAGAGTTATATATAAACATCCGAAAAGATATCCAGGTAAAGATGATGATGGTAAACCTTTTAATCCAATTAAAGTAGCTAGAATACCTTTATTTATTTTTGAAGAACCTGAAGAAGTAAATGAAACAATTGAAACTGAAAGTGAAGATCAAATAGTATGATATATAAATACTATGGTCCTCCAGGTACCGGTAAGACATATAGATTAATTAATCGAGCTAGAGCTTACGTTAAAAAATATAAAATACCACTAGATCGTATTGGTTATTTTGCTTTTACAAAAAAAGCAGCTGATGAAGCTAAAACAAGAATGCCATTTGAAAATAAGAAGTTAAAGTATTTTAAAACACTTCATGCATTAGCATTTGAATGCATAAAGATTGGAGATAGGAAACTAAACATGAGTCAAGAAGATGTCATGCAGCCCTATCATTATGAAGAACTAGGTAAAAAATTAAATCTGCAAGTTCAATTTTATGATCGTTACAATAAAGATGAATCATTTTATTTAGGTTTTGAGAATACATATTTTCAAATAATACAAAGGGCATTTAATAAATGTATAGATGTTAAACAAGAATTTAATTTAGGTGAATATGATCCAAGATATGTAGATTGGCAAACATTAGATCATATAAATAAAAATTTAAAAAATTATAAAGAGAAAAAGAAGATATTAGAATTTAATGATATGATTAAAATGTTGACAGATCAACCAGAAAACATTCCAGAATTTGATGTTATCTTTATTGATGAAGCACAGGACTTATCACCATTGCAATGGAAACTGTATGATGTTTTAAAAACAAAAACTAAGGATATGTATTTAGCAGGAGATGATGATCAAGCAATTTTTGCCTGGGCTGGAGCTGATGTCAGTAGATTTATAAAAGAACCTGCAAAAGAAAAAGTTTTAATATATTCAAAAAGAATATCTAGAGCAGTTCAGGAACAATCTAAAATTGCTATTGGAAATATTTTAGGTATTAAAAGACAAAAAACATATTACCCTAGAAATTATCAAGGGTTATGTGAAGAACTTTATAGTTTAGATGAGTTAGATCTAACTAAAGGTAGGTGGTTAATATTAGCAAGAACGGTATCTAAATTACAAGATATTCAAAATATTTTAATTCAAAAAGGATTATATTTTCAAAACAATAATGGCAAAAGTATTAAGGTTTCTTTTTATAATGCTATTAAAAATTATGAAAGATGGCGTCAAGGAGAAGAACTAAATGAGGAACAGATAAAAGATATTAAAGAATTTACCGGTGATGTTGAATGGAACAAAAACCAAAACTGGTTTAAAGCATTTAAACTAAATGAGGATGAAGAACAAAAAGAATATTTTATACGTTTATTTGAAAATAAAGAAGATTTAGATAAAGACGCAAGAATTTGGACGTCTACTATTCACGCTATAAAAGGTGGTGAACAAGATAATGTAATTCTCTGTTTAGATCTTGGCGACAAGATAATTAAAGCTATGAATCAAAGTCAAGACAAAGCAGACGAAGAGCACAGAGTTTGGTACGTAGCATATACACGTGCCAAAAATAATCTGTACATGTTTAAACTAAAAAATAAAACACGAAAGGCCTATCCATTATGACAAATAAAAATATGTTTGATAAAGTATTTCCACAAGATAAGCAGATTGGCGGGAATCATTATAAATTGTTTCACATTCAACCTTATGAATTTATTTCTAAGAATGAGCTTTCCTTTTTTCAAGGAAACGTTATAAAGTATGTATGCCGTTATAAAAATAAAAACGGTATACAAGATTTAGAAAAGATAATTCATTATTGTGAATTAGAAATTAAAAAAATGAAAGATATAGGTAAGAAATGATAGTACCACATACTGAATGGGTCATGCCCACTGAATTTCCTGATTTAAGAAATGCAGATGAAATAGCAATCGATTTAGAAACACGTGATCCTGATTTAAAATCTAAAGGTTCTGGTTCTATAATTGGTAATGGTGAAGTTGTAGGTATTGCTGTAGCGGTAGATGGTTATAAAGGTTACTTTCCAATAGCACATGAAATAGGACCAAACCTAGATCGTAAAAAAACTTTAGAATGGTTTAA